TGTGCGTTTATCAAGACCTCCGTTTGGGAAGAATTCGCGGATTCAATCTTCCCGTCCCAGTCCGCGTTAGCTTGGAAGAAAAACATCATCATCTCTACCGCTAAAGGTCTTAATCACTTCTATGACCTGGTACAAAAGGCGAAGTTGGATGAAATGCAACCCAATTCAAAAACCGCATTCATTGAAGTTCACTGGGATGAGGTTCCAAGATATGATTCTAAAGGTAACCTGATGGAACCGGAAGAGTTTAAACGTCAAATCATCAAGCGCTACGGGCGCGTATACTTCGAGCAAAACTACGGTAACTCATTCGTCGGATCCTCCGAAACTTTGATTTCTCCGGAAGTTCTCGCAGAATTGCAACATAAAAATCCTATTGCGGTATGGGATGATATGCTTAGATTATATTATGAACCTCAACAAAATCACACTTACATTATGAGTGTAGATGCCGCCAAAGAAGGTAAAGACTATTTCGCCATTCAAGTAATTGACGTAACCGAAATGCCTTTTAAACAAGTCGCGGCAGCGAATTTGCAGGTAGATTATCTTACTATGCCGGATTTCTTGTATGAATGGGGAGCAAGATTTAATACCGCGCATATGATCATTGAGAACAACGAGGGCGCCGGGCAATCCATTGCAGATATGTTGGTTAATCATTTTGAGTACCCTAACATCTATTATCAAGATAACAAATACAAGTATCCAGGATTTAGAACTACTAAATCAACTAGAGATTCTATTATTAGAATGTTACAAATACTTATCAACTCCGGCAAGTTGGAAATTTGCGATAAGGAAACCATCAGCGAATTCCAACGTTTTGAATTGGTCAATGATAAGTATCAAGCCTCGTCCGGTCATGACGATTTAGTTATGGCGTTAGCCATTTCCATTGCTCCGATGACTAATATGGATAACTTTAGCGACTTCGGAAAATTCTTAGATGCTTTAAAATCCGATGAGGTTTTAGATTCCGGCGCGTTCTTCGAAATTGGGGATCTTGCATTCGAAGACTTTTAAAAATCAATATTTAGAGCTTTCATATTTCGGTCGCCGAAATTTTTGAGAGTCTCAAATAACTCGCACGAAAGTGCAAACGTTAAATTTAACAAAAAGGAAAACAAAATGGCAATTACAGTTATTACTCCTGCTGACCTAGGTACAGGTTTAAAAGTAGAAGCTCAGAAGGTTGTTGTTGATACTGCAGCGTTAAACATCCCAGTAGATGTTAAATTGTCTGGCGTGTCAGTAGACAAAGCCGAGAAGAAAATGAAATTCACTTTAAGTGATGGTACCGAAATCGAACAAAGTATTGCAGATTTCTTAACAGTGGATACCGATACTAAGATCGTTTCTGGTTCATACGCTGGCAACAAAATCACTTTAGTGGATAGCGAAGGCGCTAACGTTGAAGTGGATCTTTCAGCTTTAGTTACCGAAGTTAAAGACGCCGCAGCTACTAAAGCTGGCGAATTAGTAGATGCAGCTAAAGCGGCTCAAGCTACTAAAGACCAAGAACAAGACGCTAAAATCCAAGCTTTAGAAACAGCTAAAGGTGCATTAGAGCCTAAAGTTACTACTTTAGAAGGTAAAGTAAATGACCTAGAACCTAAAGTTACTACTTTAGAAGGTAAAGTTCAAGCTTTAGAAAACAAGAAAGCTACTGGTATCGAAGTTAAATCTTTAGGCGAAGTGTCTTTAGGCTACTTAGTTTCAGCTAGCGACGTAACCGCGGCGGCTTAATCTTAAAAATTTCCGAGCCTTGATGATTTCGGTCACCGAAACTTTCAGGGTTCGGAAAATTAATTCGTTAAGGAGAATCTAATGTCTGCATCCACTGCTAGCGTCAATTTAGCTGATGTCAGTCAGTTTTTAGTAGGAAGTGATACGTTAAAGTTAACGCCATTCTTTATTAAGAATTTTACCATTCCTTCTATAGCTTTTGCCCATCCTAGTCTGATGACCAGATCTGGGGTAGCTCTTCATACTGGAGCTGATAGCATCGACTTTAATGATCTCAGCTTGGATATTATGTTAGATTCCGGGTTCCAAACTTATTTCGAATTGTTAGATCTTGCGATGCAAGAGGTTAACTTCGAACAGGATACCTTTAGCACTCCGACTTTTGACCTATGGGTTCAAATTCTCAACTCAAATAAAGAAATACTCTTTAGAGTAGATTTCAAAAATTGTAGAATCTCCAGTATTGGGGAAATTGCGCTCGATCCATCCGCGGAATTAGGCGCTAGCCTTAATATTGGCGTAGTATACGATTATTGGACTTATACAAGATCATATTGCGATAAAGAAGTTAGAAACAACTCGCCTATTCAGGGTATTGATGAAACCGTTTTAGATAGTTCCGGTACCAAGAAAGGCCCAAATCGTTGGATCGGGAAACCATTGAGTGCTGTTAAAATATAAATACTATAACGAATTAAATATGCAAACTTTAATCGCAAATCGTTAACCTAACTATAGAAAGGAAAATACAATGGCAGATTGCAAATCTTGCGAAACATCATCATTATTCGCATCAACTCGCGAAGCTCGTTTAGAAGCTATTGCTAAAGCAAAACGCGATGAACAAGCTCGCAAAGAACAAGTAGAACGTTTAGAAGCGATTCGTCGTACTATCGCTATCAACGATGCTAAAGAACAAGCTCGCTTCCAAGCTTTACAAGAAGCTGAGAAAGAGTTCAAAATTCGCGAACGCGACATCCTTGAAAAACAACTCGAAGAAACTATCGAGATGTCTAAACGCATGCAAGAACAATACCAAGAGTTCGTGGTTACTACAAACGCGATTGCTGAGAAATTAGCAAATCCGGCTATGTTGTTCAAAACTGCAACTATCAAATCAGCGGACGAATTCAAAGACTACTTCAAATTAACTTATGAAGATGGTCGCGTATTAAACATCCCTATGGGTTTAATCGACTTCGTTTTAAAATCAAAATTAGATGCTATCAACACTATGTTCGATTTAGTTAACCAAGAACACGACGCGGTTAGCAAACGTGTTACGGCTAACGAAGAACAAGTGAACAAATTAGCAGATCTATTCAAAACTTTAGTAGCTAACATTGCTACTCACGAAACTGATCAACAAGTTGCGTTTGAGAAATTCAAATGTGAAGTTAAAACTAAAGTGGATGAATTAACAGCTAACGTTAACTCTATCGCCGAATCTTTCGCGAAAGTGGTTGCTACTGTTGATAAACAATCTGAAGTTTTAAACACATTAGTAAAAGCTAACTAATTAATTTCGGTTACCGAAACTTATAAGTTTAGTTTTTAAATTTATTAAGATCTCCACGATCCACTAAATCCACCAGAGAGCTAGAGTGGTTAATTGTGGAAAGTGGAGATTTTTATTTTGTTTAAATATAAACAAACCATACAGAATTTTAGTTAACGTTAACAAAAAGGTAAACAAAATGAAAGAAAGTAAAGAACGCTTAGAAAGCGCCCGCTCAGTAGCTCCTGAGTTCTATGGTTCTCGTTACGAGTTCGCTCACGACTTACCATATATGAAAGCAGACATCTGGGCTGAAGGTAAAGCTGAAGAGAAAGACGAAAAAGCGAATGAAGAAATCTATCGCGTTTTTGGCCACGATCCAGCAACCTATCCAAACCAAGACAACCCACAACACTTCGCAAACGTGCAATTTGGTGGTAAAGTTGACAACAACAAACTTCACGTAATGCAAGACAGCGAAGCTTCTCGTACCGAGATTAATATCGCGTTACGCGCAGTTAAAGAAAATGCGGAAGGTCGCTTTGCGCGTGATGGCGAATATTCTCGTTCAGCATTATGGAAACCGGAAGTGGAAAAACAAGGGGTAGAACGTACAGTTCGTGGCTTACGCCAAGATGGTGAAGAGATCCAATCTCGCGAAGGTTCCCGTAAATACGGTGAAAAATCACGTGTTGAATTTGAACACGATGCTGGTTACTTAAAAACTGAAATCTTCACCGAGAAGAAAGAAGAACCAAAACCACAACCTGAGCCACAACCACAACCAGAGCCGCAACCACAACCAGAGCCGCAACCACAAC